CTCCATAAGACCATAAGTCAGCGACACCACGAGCCACCACACCGGGAGTAATATTCGATGCTTTGACTCCTGCCCCTGTCAGATACCCGGTCACCTCGTTTATATACTCAGTGATGGTATTATCCTGATACGTTCCTTCAATTCCGAGAGCGGTTTTAACCGCTGTCAACATCTGTGCATCTGTCATAGTATGCTCCTTCCCCTCGTAGAGTGCGGCATCAAGACTTAGCAGGACACCGCACCCGGTCGGGGTATGAATATGAGATCAACTATTTTTAAGCCGAAGCTTAAAAACCTACTTTGGAAATGGTAACTGCGCCTGTTGCCAGAACAGCCTTATACAGTGTGCATCCGTCAGCCTTAACCTGTGCGCCTGCTGTAACTACTGCAGCTCCATCAATCGAGAAGCCTGCATAGTCATAAGCCGGTACAAAGTACACCGTGCCTGCGCTTACGCTTGATGCGGTTGCATCAAAATCAAGAGACTTAAGCGGAGCAGATGCGAGTGCTACTGCGCTGTTGGTAGTTACCTGATACTTGCCCTCTACATCAAGAGGAGCAAGAGCTGTCGGAACTGCTGAAAGTGACTCCTGTCCGATAGCCATTACTGTGCCGAGAAGCGTGAGCAAGTCGGTCGCAGTGATAGGAACGATCTGATTAGTGTTAATCATTGCTTTTTACCTCCATTATTTTTTATTCGGGAAGAGCTTTAGCCTTCCACTTGCCGCCATCAACTGTCAGAACCTGTCCATTGTTACTTGATGTAACCTTGGGCAGCTCGGGAGCGACTGCGGCGGCTGCTACTGTTGCTATTAAATGTATTGCTTCGGGATTCGTGGTGGCATTGAAGTCTTCCTCATTGCCGCCCAGAGCCACGTACAACTCCTTGAGTGCCTCAACATTCGTCATGGTCAGCACCTCCTTCTTAACCCTTCACGATCTTGTAGAATCCAGTCGGATTGAGTACCTTGCCGTCTACTACCACGAGTGCTTTGTCAACCCACTCATTGGTCTCCTCATCGAAGTACCTTCTCATAGTGAATCCGAAATTCTCGTTTATAGCGTACTCATTCGGCTGCCAGAACAGACCGATCACATCTCCTGCAGAAGCTGCATCAAAGTCAGCGATTATATCAGGCTCAACCATTGCGACCTCACGGCCGAAGAATCTGCCGTTAGGATTCATGGCATCACCGTCATTAACCTCAAGCCCGGTTGCCTGCCTGAATATAGGATTGTTATTTGAATCAGCCATCGTCTCAAGATAAGCGTCAACTGTGGATGCTGCAAACACGAACTCACCTGCCCTGTATCCGAGAGGGATCTGAGCAAAGAAATCTTTTTTCCATGCAGTCCAGTTTGACATCTTGGTTGCTGTCATAGTGATGGTATTGGTCACACGAGGATCATTAAGGATACCAAGCATGGAGCCATCGCCCGAACCGTTCATGATGCCATTATCCATCGCCTGCAGATAAGCGATAGCGATCACTCTTGTAAGCTCTGCCTCAAATGCTGAGAGCGTGAGAATCTGTGACAGGAAGGTCTGTGCAAGTCTTATCTCTGCGGTATGGTATCCGAATGATATCTTTCCGAGCTTGTTTACCTTCTGACGAGGGCTAACTGTGCTCTCATTTACCCACTTAAAGGATGCCGAAAGTGATCCAATCGGGATCTCAACACCGCCGGGAACACTCAGCTTACGAACCTTGCTGTACAGGTTGCCGTATCTCTTGCGCACGGTGTTGATCACTTCGTTCATGACCGTGATAGGTATGGCTGCGCCGGTCTCAGCTGTGGAGATAGTTTCGCCGTTCCTTACCTCTGCCGGGATGGGAGTGCCCCTCTGAATGTAATTCATAAATGCCTGACGGTATTCCATTGATGCTGTGGGATTCTCGTCCCTATTCTGCTCGATGGGAGCTGCCTGGAATGAAGCAATTATATTCCCATTAACAAGCTGAGCCTGTGCCGGAACCTCTCTTGCTTCCATTTCTGCCTGTGCACTTCTCTCTGCCTCTTCAGCATCGATTGCGTCAATCTCTGCCTGCGTCTCTTCGATCTCAGCATTGATATCCTCAAGCTGCTCAGTCAGCTCACGAACCTCGTTGACATCTGAAGAAGCCTGACATCTTGTGTTTAAGCTCTGCTTCTTGGCATTAAGCCTTGCGAGCTTCTTTTCCAAAATCTTCTTTCGCATTTTGTTTTCCTCCATTAAAATTTTGATCTGAACATAAACTTTGCTTTTTCAAGCTCTAACTGATCTGCCTCCGCAGACTTGCCGTTCTGCTGTCTTGCACTCTCCAATGCAGACCGGGCATTATCCAATGCCTCCTTGCTTCTGGCATATATCGCTGTGGATTCGTAAGCCGGATGTGTCACCGCACTTACTTCTCCAATAGCTTCAAACTTTAAAATCCGTCTTGTGGGATAGGCTGAATCAAGATCCTCCCACTTTTCGTCCTTGATGTGGAACATAAATGACATCCCGGTGATGTCTGCTCGTTCGATCGCCGAATATAACGCTCTCGCTGTGTCATTGCGCTCAGTATCAAGATCCGCTTCCATATCAAGACCTCTGTCAGTCACGATAAGCCGCATGGTACTGTTTGCATTATTTCTACGGCTCCTTGCGACCGGGATCATCC